CTTGTGTCAAGCCTAGCGGTACGGTTTCCCAGCTTGCCTCAGTGGCCTCTGGTATTCATCCCCGTTATGCCCAGCATTACATCCGCCGTGTCCGTGCAGATGTCAAAGACCCGCTGGCAACTTGGATGATTGACCAAGGCATCCCACATGAGGTGGACACCTACAACCCACTAAATTATGTGTTTTCGTTCCCAATCAAGTCACCCAAAGAGGCGATTACCCGTAACGATATGACTGCGTTAGAACATTTGGAGTTATGGATGAAGTATCGAACCCATTGGTGTGAACACAACCCAAGTATTACCGTGTATGTAGGAGAGGATGAGTGGGCTGATGTCGGGGCTTATGTATACAAAAACTTTGGAGATATTGGCGGTGTCTCATTCCTACCACGGGAAGACGGGTCACACTCGTATGTTCAGGCACCTTACGAAGAGATTTCGGAGTTGCAATATGAAGAACTGGCTAGTAAAATGCCAGATGTTTCCTTTGCGGAATACAGAGAACAGGACGACATGACAGTTGCTTCTCAGGAACTTGCGTGTACGGCTGGTGTCTGTGAACTGTAAAGTTAACTGAGTTAAACTTTTAGGGCTACCTTCGGGTGGCCCTTTTTTCATTTCTGGACATTATCGGGTTTATATCAATGAAAATTCTTACAGACAGACCGCTGGTTTCAAAGGAAGTATACGACTACCTACTGAAGCAGTTCCCTGACACACTACCAAAAAACACACAATGTCACATTGAGACAATTCGGTATCTTCAGGGTCAACAGAGTGTAGTCGAGTACATAAAACAACTAACCGAATTTCAAGAGGATGACGAATAATGTGTTTTGGAAGTAAAGCACCAAGCCCACCGCCACCTCCCGCTCCCCCACCAGCGCAAGCACCTACAGTTGCAAACACAGTAGACTTTGACGCGGTGGATACAGATAGCGCAAAGCTACGGAACAAAAAACGAGGCAAGGGCGGTCTTCGCATTGACCGCACTCAGAACAGCCTTGGCACACCTATGTCTGCCGCTGGTTCTGGCCTAACTATTCCTACAAGCGGGGGTAACTAATTATGTGTGGTGGTGGAAGAAAATCTAGCCCCGCTCCAGCGGCTAAAGCAGAAGCACCAGCTTCTACCCCAGCGGCAGGTGCATCTACACCCTTAACGGCTCAAGAAGGACCTCAATCAGCTAGTTCAACTGCTGGTTCTTCGGCACGGCGCAGACGCGCTGGTAAAAACCGTTTCCGTGTTGGTTTGGATGTTAATGTTGCCAATGTGGGTGGCACAGGAGCCACAGGACTAAACATTCCGAAGAGTGAGTAAAACATGGCAAGAGGACAACAAGGTAGTTTCTCTTCTTTTCTACAGGCCCTCTTTTCAGGAAGCATGAGCGGGTATGGCTCAAACACTACAGGTGCCACTAATGGTGAGTATCGTAGTGTGGGAGCAGGGCAGAACGCCCTACCTTTGAGTGAGCAAATCAAAGAAAAGAACAAAAAAGAAGAAAACGAGAAGAAAGCCGCTAAGAAAAAGAAAAAGATAAGTAGCGACATCAAACAAACAAATAATACTGGGTTGAAGACAAACCAAGTACAGATGACTGGTGTAGCCAGTGTAGGTACTGGTCTAGGTATACCCTCAAATCCCACGATGAGTTCGTCAGGTAAGCGTAAGACACCTTCGGCTGGTCTGGGTACAAACGGAGGGCTTTACTAATGTGTATTGGTAGACGAAGAAGTAAACCAGCCCCAGCCCCAACTCCCGAACCAACTCCCGCACCAGCAACGACTCCCGTCACTGCGCCAGCGGTGAGCGGCCCAAAGCCTAACCAAGCATCCGCTGTACTGTCTGCCGAAGCCCGTGAAGGCGGTGTAACAGACGGTTCTACTGCGCGTAAACGCAGACGCGGTAAGCGTGACCTAAGAATTAACAGAGTAGAGGGTTCTGATGTAGGGGGTTTGACCACAGGCAGTGGCCTTGGGCTAAACATACCCAGTAATTAACGGAGATATCTAATGCACAGCTTACCTCAAAAGTCAGTTGCAGGGCGGTATTCTCAGCTAGAATCTCACAGACATTCATTTCTTGAGCGAGGTCGAGACTCATCAGAGTTGACTATTCCAACCTTGCTCCCCCCAGACGGACATAGCGGTTCAACAATTTACAAGACACCGTTTCAGTCAGTCGGCGCACGAGGTATTAACAACTTAGCTAGTAAGTTGCTGATGACACTATTGCCGCCTAACTCTCCGTTCTTTCGGCTCACTATTGATGACTTCGATATTGAACAGATTGCTGGCAAGGATGCACGGGGTGCAGTAGAAGAGGCACTTGCGCGAATTGAACGCGCCTCTATGCAAGAGATTGAAGCAACGGCTGTACGGGTTCCTGTACATGAAGCATTAAAGCAACTGATTGTAGCTGGTAATGCGCTTGTGTATCTCCCGAAAAAAGGCGGCATGAAGGTGTATCGACTTGACCGTTATGTGGTCAAGCGTGACACGATGGGCAATGTCATGGAGATTATCACGAAGGAGAGCGTATCTCCTCTGATGCTCCCAAAAGAAGCCCAAGAGATTTTAGCTACCGCCGAAGACTATAGTAGCGACACACATAACAAGAACTTAGACCTTTATACCTATGTGTGCCGTAAAGATACATATTACGAAATCTACCAAGAGGTAAAAGGGATTATTATCCCTAACACCCAAGGTAGGTATCCCCTAGACAAGCTACCGTTTATCCCTCTGCGATTTACACGGATTGACGGTGAGGACTATGGTCGAGGCTATGTCGAGGAATATATCGGTGACCTTCGGTCCCTAGAGGCTCTTACACGAGCCATCGTTGAGGGTTCCGCCGCGTCAGCCAAAGTACTTTTCATGGTGCGCCCTAACGGAACCACCAAACAGTCTACACTAGCCAAAGCCCCTAACGGTGCAATCGTACAGGGTGATGCGAGTGATGTGACAACCCTTCAAGTACAGAAGTATAATGACTTCCGCGTTGCACAAGAGACTGCCGCTCGAATTACCGAGAGGCTTTCCTTCGCGTTCCTTTTGAACAGTTCTATTCAGCGTCAGGCTGAACGAGTAACAGCGGAGGAAGTCCGCTATATGGCACAGGAACTAGAGACTGCCCTTGGTGGTGTCTACAGCATCCTGTCCCAAGAGTTCCAGCTTCCGCTGGTTCGGCTCTTGCTATCTCGCCTAGAGAGCAACGGCAAGATGCCAAAAATGCCAAAGGATTCCGTCAAGCCACAGATTGTGACAGGTCTGGAAGCCCTTGGGCGTGGTCAGGATTTGAACAAACTATCTCAGTTCCTGACTTACCTTCAGCCGCTTGGTCCTGAGATTATTGCTCAGAACCTAAATGTTGAGGATTACATCGACAGGCTTGGAGCGTCACTAGGTATTGATACTGGTGGGTTAGTCAAGTCTCCAGAACAAAAAGCCGAAGAGATGCAAGCCGCTATGCTGGCTCAGTCTCAGGAAAAGATGGAAGACACAATGGCTAAAGTAGCTGAGAAAGCGTCACCACAAATAGCTGGTCAGATGGTTGGTGCGATGGCTCAACAACAACAATAAACAAACTAAGAGACAGCGATGGTAGAAAGTGTAAACACTTATCAAGAAGCAAAGCCTGAAGACCCTAAGTATGTCGAAGAGATGTTACAAAAGGCTGAAGGCTTAGAAAATATTAAGGAAGACCGCCCAGCGTGGTTACCTGAAAAATTTAAGTCCCCAGAGGATATGGCACAGGCTTATGCAAGTCTGGAAAAGCAATTTCACAGTCAAGATAAAGAACAAAAACAAGACCTTGACGATATGGGGACTGAGCAAGTCCAAGAGTATCTTTCAGAAAAAGGCATCGACTTTAATGGGATGTCTGAGCAATTCTGGAATGATGGTGGGTTGTCGGATGAAAACTACGACACGCTAGAGAAGGCTGGTATTCCAGCGTCTTTGGTAGACCAGTTCATTGACGGTCAAATGGCTATTATGAACCAAACTCGAAACCAAGCATTTAACATTGTCGGCGGCGAGGAAAGCTACGGCGAGATGATGCAATGGGCTTCTCAAAATCTTTCGGAGGCAGAACAAGATGCCTTCAACAATCAAGTAGACAGCGGCGACATGAGTGCCGCAATGTTCGCAATTCAGGGCCTAGCGGCTCGTTACCGTTCTGAAACGGGCTTTGAACCCAACCTTGTTGGTGGAGAAGTATCTGATGTTTCAGTGGGGGCTTTCCAGAGTTTGCAGGAACTTACATCTGCAATGTCTGACCCAAGGTACGAGAAGGACCCCGCATACCGTGACCAAGTGGCTCGTAAGCTATCGCGGTCTTCGGTATTTTAACGCTGTCTCCTAGAAAAACTGGGCGGGGGGCTTCGGCTCCCCGTTCCTTCTAAGTACATCAGATAGTTGGTGTATTTAGAAGGGACTTGTCCCTGCTACAACAAGGCCGTTTATAACAAACGAATAACCCTGACCCCTTGCGAGGGATAATCTGTTGGTGAAAGGGAGTGATAACAGGCTGAGTTGGTAATCAAAACTAACATTAACCAAACGAGGAGAATTTGATATGGCGATGCAAGCCGCTTCAAATCCAGCCTATGATGTATCCCGTCTAGGCCAAACTAACCTCACTGGTGATGTGCGTGACCTGTTCTTAAAGCTATATGCTGGCGAAGTTCTTACCAGCTTTGAAGCCAAGAACATTATGATGCCGCTCGTCCGCACTCGCACAATCACTAAAGGTAAATCTGCATCCTTCCCGATGCTGGGCCGTACCACGGCTGAATATCACACCCCTGGAAACGAAATCACTGGCGGCAAAGTTCGTGCGTCAGAGCGTATCGTCACCATTGACGACTTGCTGATTTCGAGCCAGTTCATTGCAAACATTGACGAAGCCATCAATCACTATGATGTCCGTTCTACTTACTCCAAAGAAGCTGGTATTGCACTGGCAACTGAGGCAGACAAGAACATCCTTCGTACTGCAATCAAAGGCGCACTAGCAACTAACGCTACTCGTGCCGCCGCACTTGTTCAGGACTACAAAGCCTTCACTGAAGAAGACTTTACTGACAACATCACCATTGGTACTACCGCTGGTGACGCGCTTGACCCTGCCAAAATCGCAAAGGCTATCTTTGACGCTCGTAAAGAGATGGATAAGAAGAATGTACCTTACGATAGTGGTGCGGTTGTTGTCCTTCCGCCTGACCAGTACTACGCACTGCTTGATGTAACTGATGGCAACAAGCTGGTATACATGAACCGCGACTTCGGTGGTAACGGCTCTATCGCTTCTGGCGTTGTACCGTCTATCGCTGGTATGCCTGTGGTTATGTCCAACCACCTTGTACCTTCTGACCTCATCGAAACTGGTGTTACCAACAAAGGTCAGTCTAAGGGTAACCGTCCGCTGGCAAATACTGCTGGTTCGGGCCGTACTACCGCATACGACATCACTAACACCACAACTGACGGTGTTAACCTTGTTGATATCGCCGCAAAGGTCCGTGGTTTGATTATGACCAAAGACGCGGTTGCTACTGTTAAGCTGATGGACTTGGGTGTTGAGTCTGAGTACCAAATTAACCGTCAAGGCACTCTCATGGTTGCCAAGTACGCGATGGGCCACAATGTCCTTCGCCCTGCTTGCGCCGTGGCTCTGTTGTCTGCCTAATCGGTTAACTGAGTTAACTTTCTTAGGGGGGTTCCCAGTAGGGGGCCTCCCTTTTTTTCGTTTTTTACAGGAG